AAGTCTTACTTGATAGTATCGGCTATCTCAATAGCGTGAAGGATACCCTCAGCGCTACTCTTTAGAGTAGCGATCATAGCATCTAGTTTGGCTTGATTGTTAGACCGACCATTCTTACTCACCTCCGGTGAGTACTTAGTAGTGCTAGCCGTAGCAACCTTTGGTTGCTGAGTAGAAGTCTTAGGATAAGACTTCTTAGGGGAATCACCAAACAACTTAGATTGTAAATCTAAGTTGGCTTTGTTGAAAGCCTCAATCTCAGCTTCGCTGAGGTCTGGATTCCAGATTAGTAAGTTCTTAAACTTCTTGTAGTAGAAGAATTGAGCCTGTTTCTTTGAAACAGCGTTGTTGATTTGGTTAACTCTGAACTCTAGAGTCTCACTGAAAGTGTAATCTTTCATAACATAAAGGTTTTTGATGTCCGACTTCGGTGTCGAACATTTCGAATGAACGCCAAAAAAAGTTTGCAAACAATTTGTTTTTCAGATATTTTTTCCCTTTAGGGGAAAAAGATATCTGGTCTGACGGCAAGTGGTCGGAGCCTCGTGTAGTATCTCCATAGAGTAGTAAGGGATTTAATTCTAAGGGTTTAGGGAAGGGATTGATAGCGAGGTCTGTAAGACCGAGCAAGAATCATAGCCTTAACTCTAAGCCTAGTAAAAACCCTAAAAGTTTCTAATTGGCTAAGAGGTTGGAAGGGGGTAGGGGTTGACAATCTGTTTTGGGTTAGAAACTGAACCGTGCAGTATAGTATATAATCCCCAAAATATACATTACTAGCATAAAAATTCAAGACCTTTGTATTCTGACACTTAAAGTGATACTTTAACTGTGTGGATCTAACCTTGTAATTTGGAGTCGGATAGGCAAACAAAAGACCGACTCTTGTCGGAAGAATATGATGCGCCCTTGATGTCAATCTGAAAAGATTTTAACTGAGCGGTGGGGCGTTTTGGGAAGCCCACCGCAGTAGACTCGGAGTGAGTGTGAAGGGGACTAATGATGATGTCATTAGTCTTTGGTATACTAACTAAGTACTCAGCGAAGTTACAACTTTTTTTTGACATTGTCAAGACTTAAAGTAAAGCTTTAAGTAGGAATCGGTATGAAACAAAATGGTATCTTTGTAGTATAATATATTGTAATTCAACTATTTAACTATGAAACGATTTATTAAGAGCATTATGAGCTTCGGGGAGATTTTTAAGAACGATAACAGTTACAATGAGAAGACCATTATTGGGTTTATGTCGTTTGCTGTGATGGTATTGGTTATGATCGCAGATGTTGGAAGCGGTTTCTTTGGTAAGGATTTAGTGATTAATGAATTTACTTACAATTCTTTCGTAATAGTGACTCTTGGTAGTTTTGGTATTGCGGGTCTAGAATCATTTGCTAAGAAATGACGAGAGGAATGGAGTTAGAGGTATTGAGGTTTAGCAGCCAGAAGGATTCAACCAATGGATTATTATTTGACGTTACAGGAGGTAAGAGACGGTTCTTATGCTATACGCTTGAAGACGAACATCGAGAGGTTAAAGTCGCAGGAGAGACAAGAATCCCTTCTGGAACATATCGGATTACTCTCCGGACGACTGGAGGATTTCACGGAAGATATTTAAGTAAGTATGGGGAGATGCACAAAGGAATGTTATGGGTACGTGATGTGCCTGGCTTTGAGTATATCCTTATTCATACTGGTAATACTGACGAACACACTGCTGGGTGTCTCATTGTTGGTGATAGTCAACAAGCGAATTTTGGCGACAGCGATGGTTTTATTGGTTCGTCTGGTCAAGCATATAAAAGAATTTACCCACCAATTGCTGAGGCTTTGGAGAAAGGGGAATCGGTAAGTATCTCGTATAGAAATTTTGATTTTGTAGGATGAAATGGCTGGTAAAGTTAATTCTGTTAAGCTCATTAATGAGTTGCAGCGCTCAATGGCACTTGAAGAAAGCGGTGCAAAAAGACCCATTAATTCTGGTAAAAGACACCCTGGTTGTGACGGACACGGTTGTCAGCCCACCTGTGGCTATCACGGATACTGTGATTATGAAGCAACACGATACTATAACTCTCGTGAAGGACAGGCTGAAGGTGAAGATCGTAAAGGTGAACGACACGATTACTATAGACGCCATATGCGACTCGGATACGATTATTAGTATTGTAGAGGTTCCTTATGAGAAGATAGTATACGTAGAGAAGGAGACCTTCTTTGACAAGATCAAGACGTTAATCTATTTACTTATAATCATTACCTTTGTATCTGTAATCTACAGAATATCAAGACGTTAATGGGTAGGTCAGCAGAATATTACGCTAAGAATAAAGCATCTCGTGACAAGAAGAAGGAGTACGATAAGAAGTACCATTCTACAGAGGAGCGTAAGAAGTACCGTGCCTTCTTGAATAAGATGAGACGTAAGGCTGGTAGATACGGCAATGGTGATGGTATGGATTACGATCACGGTGAGAAGAAGTTTATAAGCGCAAAACGAAATAGAGCTAAGAAATGAAAGCAAAGAAATACAAAGGCGGTGGTAAGGTAACCAAGAAGATGGTTGACGATATGGACACCAAAATGCGTAACGAGCAGAACGATACAGCTACAAAACTTTCTAAAGAATTAAAGCAGGGGTACAAGATGGTTGATGGGTTCCCACGTCCACTTACTGCTGCACAGAAAGAAGATAACAAGAAGGAGCTGGCACGTACACAGGAGAAGCTAAAGAAAGGTACTAGCTACAAGTATGTAGGAACTGACCTTCCTTCTTACGGTAAAGGTGGTAAGTTAAAGAAATACCTTAAAGGCGGTCAAGTAAAGCTTGATGCAAATAAGGACGGTAAGATTTCCGGTACTGACTTTATGATGCTTCGTAAAAAATAATGAAAGCAAAAAAGAAACAAGTAATGGTGAACGCCCCTGACGGATACCACTGGATGTCCGAAGGGGGTCGCTATTACCTTATGCCTCACGAGGGGAAGTTTGTCCCCCACAAGAATGCAGCATTAAAGATGCCCTTTAAAGTGAAGGCTAAACATTAATCTGCTCCTCCCCTTCTAATTTTCTATAGAAACGCTGGACCAATAGTCTAGCTTTCTGTGTTAGTGCGTATCGCACCTTATAATTATATCTACTCTGTTCAAACATAGCCGCTTGATGAGTAGTGGGAGTCAGTCTATTGAAGTATTTATAGATAAGATCCTGCTTCACTAATGGATATATAATCTTTTCACCCATCCCTAGCTTGTTGTAAAAGAAAGATTCAGATATGTGATCAATAGTAAAGAACTGGTAGTCATAAGCAAACAACAAAAACCGCATCCTCGATTCTGTTACATTGTAATTCTTCACCATATCCCTCATCACAAGCGGATAATACTTTAGATAGCTCTTGTTTAAAGTGCTTTCGTCCCTGTATTTAAATTCTCTGAACTTGGCACGTAGATTCCGCTTTCTCATTTTTAGTAAATTTGCATTGAATACACAAAATTAAGAAAATGGCTACTCTTTCTGGGAATAAAGTAAAAGACACGTATCAAGCACTGCTTAAATTAAGCTCTAACGGTGCTACAACAACAGTAAAAACAGTAGAAGACGGATCTGGAACGTCTACAGCACTAGCTGTATCTACAGACAAAGTGCAAGTTGACGCTTTGAGCTTCTCTACAGCTCCTACGGCATCTGCAACAGAGCTTACAGGTCTTTTCCTAGACGGCAGCAACAATGTCGTAGTGAGAGATTTAGACGCTAGCGCATTTACTCAAACTACTGTTGTGTTTGCAAATCCTATGTGGGTGCTTAGACCAATCGCTTCTTACACTTTAACAGCTTCAGCTGCGACTCCAGCACAAGCAGGTGTGAGTAACAGTAGCAATGGTTCTTCACACGAGGTAAACGATGCTGATAATCATTTTGAAACTAGCCTTACTACCACAGGTGCTGTAACTGTTCAGCAAGCTGGACTAGTTAAAATAGACGTTAACTTTATGCTAGAGGTAACATCTAGCAATACTGATATTATTATAGATGTCACTGAAAAACCTAGTGGTGGTTCAGCATCTATTATACAGTCTATAACTAGAGGTCACTCAGCTGCGGGAAATACAGCTATTGGTTTTTCTTTGGTTCGTCACGTTGATGTAGATACTGATCTTTACTATACTATTAGAAATTCGGGCGGAGGTGCTTCAATGCTAACTACATCTACATTTATTTTAACTAAACTTGACTAATGACTGAAAAACAAAAAGAAGCCATACTTGAGATTCAGGACTTGATGCTTGGAATTAATGCCATAATCAAAAAGTATGGTCTCGAAGATGAATTCATATCTTGCTTAGCCGTTGGATTTCTAGATATGACTACACTATATCAAGATGAAGATGGAAACGACAGGGCAAATATGAATCTAATATCTTCTGTTTCAGTAGCTGATGAGGAAGAGCTAGATGATTTGCTATCTTACTGCGTTGAGGCTTATAGAGCTGAAAACCAGCCAGATACATCTAGTATAGATTATTGGATTAACTTATCAAAAAGAGACGGGGACGTAAACTAAATCCCAGTTTCTTTACAATTGAATTAAAATGATTAGAAAAATTATTATCGGGCGTGACCCGAAAGATGCTATGGCATACTATGTGGGTATGCGAGCAGGATCAGGAAAAGTAAGCGCAATCGTTCAAGATGAGGCGCATCTGCACAAGTACAGTAAAAAACGGTATCTCATTTATATCGAGAACGAGGATGGGACTATGCTGTGGAAGGCTATTGATGATATGCCTTGCATCCTTGAGTACGATCTAAACTTTGATTGATATGAAGCCTTTAAGACACTTTGTAGTAAGGATTCCAAAGAAGTTTAAAGATGAGATAAAGTTGTCCGATGAGACAACTTTAAAGCTTGTTACAAAGTTTAATGAGTTTGAACATCGATTTAATTATGCAGAGATTATTAGCTGCCCTGTAAACTGTCCATTAGGGAACTGTGAGGGCGGCACTTTGTATTTTCATCATCACGTAGTAATGGAACAAGCTTATGATATTGGAGAAGGTCTTTACCTCGTTAACTACGACCCACTTGGAGGATATGGGAATCACTCCATCGCTGTTGAAGACAAAGATGGTGATATTACTATGCTTGGTGATTGGTGTTTCGTTCTACCCCCAGATAAGCCGAAAGAGGAAACAAGTGCTTCTGGCATTGTTCTTAGCCTCGCAAAAGAACCTGAACTGGAAGGAGAATTACTCACCCTACCCTCAGATTCAGAATGGATTGGAGCGAAGCCTGGTGATATGGTGGGTTACACAAAAAATTCTGAATACGAAATGGAACTTAAAGACGGTACTAAGGTCTATCGTATGAGGACAACAGAATTAGTTTATGTCAAAGAAGAACACTAAATTTAATACCGTAGAAGCCTCTGAGCGACTGCTCAGCTCTATGGAGATTGCAATCAACAATATGATTGATGAGATCAGGAAACCTGTAGATGCGGAACTGTCCGGATCACAGCGTAAGGCTGAACTACAAAGTATTAAACAAACAGCTACAGATGCAAAAGAGTTACTTATCGAGTACCAGCGACTCGAACAAATGGTCAGAGAACTTAGAGAAACAGGAGGAATTGAAGAAGAGCAAGACTACTCTGGAGGATTCGCAGAACGGTTCTCCAAGTAGTCAAGTCTTCTTGTACTGGGATTTTTAGTAACTTGCCCAGTACATTGCGTGGGAGCGGATGGCACTTATATCACAGTTTTCCAAGACGCACGATTGAGATGCCACACTCTTGCTCGATGAACAAGAAGCCAGTCCCCACAAAGCAATAAGAATTAATAGCTTTTTCATAGGACTGATGTTAATTTAATGTAAATATACTAAAATATAAATAAATGCAATGGCTGGTCTCAAGAAAGTTGAAGGGTATGATGAGTACGTTATCAATATATGTCCCAACAATTCGGATGGTGAGGTCATTGAGATCGGTGAAATTAATATTCAGCTTCCCAAGACCCCCGGCAAAAAGGAAATCTTATTCCACGACAAACCTCGTGAACTGCAGATGTGGGAAAGAATCCCAGTGCCTGAAGAGTTGCGTAGGATTCGTTCTATGGATGAGTGGTATGAAATGCCAAACGACTTTAAAAAGAGGTTTTCTTCGTACATCGAAAAGGAGTTTATTCGCAGGCGTGAGGGTGTCTGGTTTTATAATAATGGTGTCCCTACGTATATTACCGGAAGACACTATATGATGCTCCAGTGGAGTAAGATGGATATCGGATATGCATCTTACTTGGAGTTTCAAAGAAGGCTGTTCATACATTTTGCAGCCTGTGAAGCTGACCCAAGATCTATAGGTCAGATGTATACTAAGTGTAGACGTTCTGGATACACAAATATGTCCGCAGCTATTCTAGTAGACGAGGCTACACAAGTAAAAGATAAACTACTAGGTATTCAGTCTAAGACAGGTAAGGATGCACAGGAAAACATCTTTATGAAAAAGGTGGTTCCTATGTTTAAGTCGTATCCATTCTTCTTTAAACCGATTCAAGACGGGACTACCAACCCTCGTATGGAACTGGCTTTTCGTGAGCCATCTAAACGAATCACTAAAAAGAATAAGACTTCAAATAAAGGAGAAGCACTCAATACAATTATTAACTGGAAGAACACTACAAACAACGCTTACGATGGTGAGAAGCTTCACCTTATGTACCTAGATGAAGCGGGTAAATGGGAAAAGCCCACAGACATTAGAGAGGCTTGGCGAATTGAACGTACTTGTCTCATTGTAGGTCGTAAGATTATCGGTAAATGCTTGATGGGTAGCACTGTAAACCCTATGGATAAAGGCGGTAATCAATATAAAGAGTTGTGGCGTGATTCCGATCCCAACGATAGAAATGCCAATGGAAGGACGAAGACAGGGTTATATAGACTTTTTATTCCTGCATACGAAGCACTTGAAGGGTTCTTTGACCAGTATGGAAACCCTATTGTGGAAGATCCTAATATGCCGATTAGAACGATTGATGGAGACTATGTCGATATTGGCGCAAAAACTTATCTCAAAAACGAAAGAGAAGCTCTAAAGCACGATGCAAGAGAGCTTAATGAATTTATTCGCCAGTTCCCATTCACCATTGATGAAGCGATGCGTGATTCTATTGAGGGTTCCACCTTTAATATTGGTAAGATATACGAGCAAATAGAATTCAACAGAGAGCTTTACCCGAACCCTGTGGTACGAGGAAACTTTCAGTGGAAGGACGGTATGGCTGATAAACAAGTTATGTTTAGCCCAAACCCGCAGGGTAGGTGGCGGATTGCTTGGCTGCCTCCAGAAGAACTTCAAAACAAGTACGTTACTAAGGGAAATAAAAGATATCCAGCTAACGATCATATTGGAGTCGGTGGGGTGGATAGCTATGACTTAGATTCTACAGTAGATAATAGAGGTTCTAAGGGTGCTTGCCATATGTATAATAAGTTTAGTATGGCTGCTCCGGCAAATATGTTTGTTGCTGAATATGCTTCACGCCCACCATTGGCTAGAATCTTCTATGAAGATGTACTTATGGCTGCTGTATTTTACGGGTATCCGTTGTTAATTGAAAACAACAAGTACGGCATCGTAAGATACTTTGAATCAAGGGGTTACGAGGAGTATGTAATGAAGAGACCGGAGCATCTCAAAACACCTGGATCTCAGAATGTAAAGACTCGTGGTATTCCATCTAACTCGCAAGATGTCATACAGGCTCACGCCCACGCTATTGAGGCATATGTTGAAGAACACGTAGGCATTAATAATGAATCAGGAGAGATGGGCAAAATGTACTTTGATAGGACATTAGAGGACTGGATTGGATATAAAATAGATAACCGAACCAAGTTTGACCTTACCATTAGCGCAGGCTTAGCGCTACTTGCCGCTCAACGTGTTAAGAAAGAAAAGAAATTATCTTCATTTGATGATAAGAAGTTTTTCCGCAGATACACCAATGAGATAAGACGCTGAAACGCAGTACTTTAATTTTGTATCTTTGCGAGGAAGTATTTTGCGAAAGGCTATATGTACAACGAAAACAACGATAAAGGGAAGTATGGTAATTTCCCCGATCCATTTGCACAAAATAGAATTAAGGCATCTGTTCCTTACGGACTGAAATATGCCAAAGCCATTGAAAAACAATGGGGTCATTCTGATGATGAACGCAGTTTATTTAGACGAAGATTAAAAGACTTTGAAACTAACCGTGATTACGCAAATGGTACGCAAGATACTTCTATCTACAAGCAGATTCTTAACTCTTTGGACCCCAATAGTGGAGACGGTACTTTGCTTAATTTGGACTGGTCGCCTGTACCTATCGTACCTAAATTCGTAAAGATTGTTGTAAATAACATTCTCTCTAGAAAACCGTATCCAAATGTTACTGCCATTGATCCGCTCTCGCAGTCTGAAAAAGACCAGAAGCGGGCAGAGCAAATGTTCAAAGTAAAGAACAAAGAACTAATTAATCAGCTAAACAGTCTAGGAGTCAATACCGGTATGGATACACAAGACATACCAGAAACTCCAGAGGAAGCTGAAATCTTTATGGATTCCAATGTGAAGACAGCTGCAGAAATCGCAGCTCAAGTTGGAACCAATATGACGCTAGAGTGGAACGATTTTGATCAGCGTGTATATCGTAGAGTAGTAACAGATTTAGTTACTTGTGGTATGGGTGTTGTTAAAAGAAATAACGACCCAAACTATGGAATTACAGAAGAGTACATCGATCCCGCATACTTCTTCCATAGCTACACCGAAGACCCTACATTTAGCGACCTTATATACGCAGGGCACATCAAGAAGATCAGCATCTCAGAGCTTAAACGTATTGCTCGTGATAGCTTTACAGAAGAGCAATATGAAAAGATCGCTCAGAAGGTAAAAAGTAAATATCAAAACCGTGCTGATAAGCTTTCTTATAAATACTACGATGCTACGCTAGATAGAACGACATATGGATACGATGAATTCATTGTAGAAGTTATGGACTTTGAATTCCTTTCTGTAGACGATATGATGTTTGAAGAGAAGGAATCTCGTTTCGGGAACACTAACTTCTACTACAAAGGATTTGAGTATTCTCCTCCTAAAGAATCTGTATTCGACAGAAAGCCTAAAGCGATGAACATCGCAACTGTTTACGGTGGTAGCTTTATCATCGGTACAGATTATATGTTCGGATATGGGCTAAAGAATAATATACCTAGAAACGTACACGACTTAACAAAGGCACGTTTATCTTATTCTGTGGTTTCAACAAACCTACGTAGAATGATGCCTAAGTCATTGGTTGGATCTGTTATTGGCTTTGCCGATCAACTCCAGCTTTCTCACCTTAAACTACAACAAGCAATTGCAAAGGCTAAGCCTGATGGATTGATTGTAGATATCGAAGGTCTAGAGAACGTACAGCTAGGACGTGGAGGAGAACTACAACCATTAGATATTCAGGACATCTATGAACAGACTGGGGTCTTTTATTACAGATCTAAAAACCCGGAGGGTGGATTTCAAAACCCTCCAGTTAGGTCTTTGGATAATAGCATTCGCAATATCAATGAGCTTATTGCTATCTACAACCATAATCTCCGCCTTATCCGTGATACAACAGGTATTAACGAAGTAATGGACGGAACGTCTCCTAAGGGAGAGCAATTGGTTGGTGTGCGTCAGCAAGCTATCGCAGCTGGTAATAACGCTATCTACGACATTACAAATGCATCAATGTATCTGTATTCTAAGATATGTGAAGACATTGTCAAATGTTTGCAGATCATACCAGTGAACTCGGTTCTTTATCAGATTTATACAAAAGCTATTGGTAAAACCAATATGCAAGTACTGTCTTCATTCGGAGACTTGCCTATGTATAACTTCGGCATTAAAGTGCAAACCGAAATGGATGAGACTGAAAAGGCTTATCTAGAGCAAAACATTCAGGTTGCATTGTCTCAAAAGGAAATCGATTTAGAAGATGCAATTGCTATTCGTCAACTAAAAGACGTAGATCAAGCAGAGCGTTTGTTGATTATCAGACGTAAAAAGCGTATGAGAATGCAACAGGAGATTGCACAGCAAAATTCTCAAATGCAAGCTCAAATGAATCAGCAGACAGCTCAGGCTACATCTCAGGCGAAGATGCAGGAAATCCAAGCTCAGACACAATCTAAGCTGGCTGAAATTCAGGCAGATGCTCAAGCAAAAGCTCAGCTACTACAATTAGAATATCAACTCAAGGGTCAGTTAGAATCTATTAAAGGCTCTATTGATATGCAAGAGCGCCAAGAAGACCGAGCTTTCAGACAGGGTCTTGAGATGAGAAAAGAAGATAGAAAAGACGACAGAACAGAGAAGCAAGCTGCTCAGCAGTCTAAGATGATTTCTCAGCGTCAAGGTAAGCGTGGAGAGCTAGAAGAGCCAGGAAACGATATGCTTGACCAACTTATTGGTAA